CGGTCATCGTGCCGAGTGCGCCGAACCCCGAGCCGTCGCGCACCAGCCCGCCCGCACGTTCGGTCATCGGGAACCACAGTGCGAGGTCGCGCGCCAGCGGGTCGGTCCTGTCCTGTAGTGCGACCGTTGGCGCTGTTCCTGGGCGCAAGAATGCCATCACACGACCGTCTGATAGACGCCGGTGTATTGCACCGAGTTGCCGGATGCGGCGATGGTGACGCCGGATGCGTTGATGATCGCGATGCCCCATTTCTGGGGCAGGATGCCGCCGAAGCCTTTGGCCACCGACATCGGTGCCGAGTTGATCGCAACGCTGGTTGTGAGGTAGGGCACCACGCCGATCAGCGGCAGGTTGATCGGGTTAGCGGTAATGTCTGGGAAGGTCAGCGCGCCTTGCGTGCCGGGCGTTCCGCTGGCAACGCCTGTCGTGGTGTATGCCGTTCCCGCCGGATCGGTGAGGCCGTAGGCGTAGACATAGAAGCCCTTGAGCGAACCGGCTGCGGTGGCGACGGCGGCGAGGTTCAACTGCACCAGCGCGTCGAGGTAGAGCGTGGCGCTGTTGTCCACCGGTGCCGATCCCCAGCCCGCCGTCAGCGATGAGGCCAGCGAGTTCAGGCTGGTGATGGTGAAGGTCTGGATGCCCTGGAAGGCTTGGAGGACTACGGCCATGATCAGGGCACCCGGACGGTCAGAAAGACGGTTGCGCCGGGGGCGGCGGTGCCCGCGACGATGATCCACAGATGCTGGCCGGGCGTGAGCACGTTGGCGGCAGTTGCGGTGCCCACGCTGTCGCTGGTGGGGGAGGCGGCGGTGAGCGCCACCATGCCGGTGATATTCGTCAATGACCCCGGCGCCCCGATTGCGGCCGTGTATGTGAGCGTGCCCGAGGCGACGTGGGCATAGGAATTGACCACGGTGCCGCCCTGGATGACCGGACCGAGATCGTATGTTCCGACCGGAAGCGTATCGGTTAGCGAACCCGTCAGCCCGACCGTGGTTAATACTGACGACCCGGCCAGGTTGGTAGCGGAGACGAATTGTGACGTATTGCCATCGTTATATTTGATATATAATTGCCCGCCGGTGCTGTCGAACCAGAGGGTGTTATCGGGAACAGCGGGTGCGGTGGCGGCGACGACGGCGCCGCTGGTGAGCGTCTGCGCGTTCCGCACCAGTCCGGCGCCAATCAACAGCGCGCCCGTGGCGGTATCCACCGACAGCACGCCCGTATTAGCGATAGTGCCGGTTCCGGTAATCACGCCGCCCGAGAGTCCGGTGCCCGCAGTGATGCTCTGCACGGTGCCGGTGGCGCTGGACAGCACGCCGCCAACGCTGAGCGTCATACCGGCGCCCATGGTCACGGCGGTAGTCGGTGGGGCGCTGGAGGCGAACGGGTTGCCGAGCAGGCTGCTTGCGGCGATGGCTGCCAGGCCGACCGTGCCGGTATTGCTGATCGGGCCGCCGGTGATGCCGTTGTTGGTGGCGACGCTGATGACGGTGCCGACCGTCTGCGTGGTCCACGTCATCGCCGCAGCGGCACCACCGCCAGAGGTGAGCACTTGCCCCGATGAGCCGGCCCCAGTCGGCAGGTTGAAGTTATATGTCCCGGCCGCTGCCAACGGCTGGATGGTGATGGTGCCCGAGGTTGTGCCCTGGAGATTCAGCGCGGCGGTGGCAGTGCCCGTCAGGCCGAACGTAGCCGCGCCCGAGGCCGCCAGGGTGGTGAATGCGCCGGTGCTTCGGGTCGTCGCGCCAACCGTCGCGCCATTGACCGTGCCCCCGGTAATGGCAACCGCAGTGGCGTTTTGCGTTGACATCGTGCCGAGCGAGGCGGCGGACGGGGCGCCGATATCGCTCAAGACGGTTGCGGGCGCGACACCCTGGATCGTGGTAGCCGTCACCCACTTGCCGTATTGCCCCGCTGTCGGCACGCCAGAATTGCTGACATTGCCGCCACCTGCTGCCGTATTGGCCTTGATCTGGCCTGCGGTGGTTCTATCCCACGTTATCGTTGCGGTATCCGTCAGCACCCGTTCGGCGGTCAGCGTCGCATCCGTTGTCGAGGTGATGTATTCCGCGCCGATCGGAGCACCGCCGCCGCCGGTGCCATTGGCGGCTGCTGTGATGCGCCCCTTGGTGTCAACCGTTAGGTTGGTGTTGGTATAACTCCCCGCCGCGACTGCCGTAGCCACCAGCGTGGGCGCGGGATATGTGCCGGTGAGATCGCCGCTTGCAGCGCCTGATGGTGGCCCCCCGCCCCCACTGGATGCCACGGTCAGCGTATTGGCCGCATCGTTATAGGTCAGCGTGACGTTGCTGCCCTGCACCAGCAACGCCGCCACACGGTCATCTACCGCTTCGGAGAAGTCAGTGACGTTGGCGGCGGTATGGGTGTGAACCAGCGCCGCCTTGGCGGTATCGCTGGGGTGGACGTGATCGCCGCGCGAGTAGAGCGCCACCGTGCCGGGGTTGGCGACCCCGTCCATCGCGGGCGGGACATTGCTAGGCGTGCCGCCACCGCTCCCGTCCGCCCCCGGCGGTCCCGTTGGTCCTGCCGGACCAGTGGCACCGTCCTCGCCCTCCGGTCCTGCCGGCCCCGGTGGACCAGGCGGCCCATCAGCTCCGGGTGGCCCGCGCCAGTTCTCGCCGGTGGGATCAGGCGGCACCGTGGGCGGCTGCGGGTAGCCGGCGAAGTCCAGGCCGTCGTCCGGCGAGGCCGGGGCGGGCGTGCTGAAGCTCAGGCCATCCCCGTTGGCCATCTAGAAATACTCCACCCGGACGCGTTCACCGGAGCTGTCGAGCTGGACGATCTGCGCCAGTTGGCGGGTTGCGATCACCTCGGCGCCGGGATCGGCGGGCTGCTCGAACAGCCGTGCGAGGCGATTGGCGGCGAGCAGCTCGTAAGGCATTTCGGCAGCGGGATGAATATCGAATACCGTAAAACGGGCGAGGCCGCGCGCGACCATGGAGTCATGCACGGACATGACCGCTTCCTCGGCGTCTTCCGGCGCCCGTGCGATCCGTGCCGCCCGCTTGACCCGCTCCTCGTAGAACGCGACCTCTTTCGGATCGGCCGGCTTGCCGAAGGACGACGACAGCATCAGCGCGGTCAGCCGCGTGTATGCCTCGGCGACGGCCACCGGCACGCCGACGTTGTCCCAGTTCACCAGCCCTTGGCTGATTAGCCCGGCTTGCACCTGCGACACCTTGGACAGCGCCAGGTTCTGCGCTCGGATCATGCGCGCGACATGGGCAATGCGCTGCTCCATCAGCGCCACCGTTTGCAGGTCGGCGGCCTTGCCGAAAGCGGGTGCGAGGTGCATTGCCGTGAGCGCCGCATACTCCTCGGACACTGCGTTGGTGATGGCGGTTGCCACCCAATCGACGTGCCCCTGCGCCACCAGGTTGGCATGCACCGCCGCCACGGCCGCCTGTGCGAGCGTCATGTCGGCTGCCAACGGCGTTTCATCGCTGGCAATGACCCCCAGCTTGACCAGCGCCAGCGTGGCGATGGCATCCGTCGTCACCACCACGGCCTGCGATAGCGGCGGGGCGCCGGTGGCAATGACGCCCAGCTCGATCAGCGCATTGGTGGCGATCGTCGCCGTGGACACGGACGTATTGAGCGCCGGGCGATCGCCCACCGGCACGACGACGATGCCCAGTCGCCGAAGCACGCGATCGGCGATCTGGGCCACCGTTGCCATCAGGGCGAGACGATCTGGCCGATCGCCTCGGCACGCACCTCTGCCGGCGTCTGCCCCGTGGCGGGCGGCTCATACCACGGCACCGGGCGGTGCAGCTTTGGCGCGTCCATCTTGCCTGTGACCGTACCGCCGACCGTGTCGTGGCTCAGCCCGATGATGCGCGGCAGGGCGGCGTTGCGAACGGCGGTATTCTCCTCGATCGATCCCCCAGCCCCGCCGCGTGCTCCGAGGGCGGCGTCGGAGGCCGGATCGAGGATCACCTGTGCGCCCACGCTATCGCTGGCCTGGGCCTTGGCGTTCTCCTCCTTGGCGGCGGTAGCGGCGGCGTCATCGTGGCGTGCCGCCGCCCGTGGCCGGGGCGCGTCCTTGTCGTGGTTCTTGTCGTCGTGTTGGCTGGCCATGTCGTTATCTCCTTGTGCGGGTCGCGCCCGCCGGATCGGTGATGACCACCGGGTTGCTGGCAGGCGCGGCCGTAGATCCAACG